GTTGAAAGAAATGTTTGGGAAATGGAAAATGGACGGCAGACCGTCTATTCAACACATGCCGAAATTGCAGGGATTCTTGATTGAAAAGAAATTACCACGGTTAATTGAATTAATTGATGAATTTATCGACAATGATAGATCTATACTCATCTTCAGTTGTTATATTAAACCGTTACACGCATTGGCGCAACACTATGGTAATAAGGCGGCATTATTAACGGGTGAGATGAACAGAACGGCACGGCAAACCTCCATTGATAGATTGATTGCGGAAGAAGCAAAAGTTGGATTGTTTAGTTTGCGGGCAGCAGGCATGGGTATTGACGGATTGCAGAAAGTGATTGATACCGTCGTGTTTACCGACATGGGCTGGTTGCCCGCCGAACATGAACAAGCGGAAGACCGCACGCACCGTATCGGCCAAAAAGGACAAGTGCAAGTCTATTATATGATGTGCGAAGGGACGATTGACGAAAATATGCGGGATACCTTGAAAGAAAAACAAGAAATTGCGGATATGATTGTCGATGGCGCATTAGTCACACCAGACCGTAGTAAATCCATGTTTAAAGAATTTGTAAAACGAATTAATATTGAATATCGGCAACAGTTTGAGACAAAAAGTATTGAAGAATGATATGTATATAAAGGACGAGAACCACCAACACATAAAGAGGCTATACAATGGCAGACCAACCAGTTACAGAAATAGTTGACGCTTTCCCCACAGAAACCATCGACCTTCCATCAAAGGGAGTGTTTTATCCAGAAGACAGTCCACTCCGTAGTGGACAAATTGAATTACGATATATGACGGCAAAACACGAAGATATTCTAACCTCGCAGAATTTAATTCAAAAGGGTGTAGTATTAGACCGATTGATTGACGCTTTAATTGCCACAAAGGGGGTGAAAGCGGCAGACTTGTTCTTAGGTGACTTAAATGCAGTAATGGTTGCCGCAAGAATTTTGGGATATGGCAAAGATTATGATGTGTCATTAGAATGTCCGGCGTGTGGGTCTACCGTGGAACAAATAATAAACTTATCAGATCTTGAAACAGAAAATTCACCAGAAACAATAGAAAGCAGTGAGTTTACATTAGTCCTTCCATTATCAAAGGCAGAAATTACATTGAAGTTATTAACACGCGGCGATGAATTGGCAATTGATAAAGAATTAAAAGCACTGAAAAAAATCAGTTCTGATGTTGAATCGGAAAGCACTTCACGATTAAAGGCTATGATTAAATCAGTAAATGGTGATTCATCGAACGGAAAGATTTGGGCATTTGTGGATAGTTTATTAGTTAAAGATGCCCGATATCTTCGTGAACAGTATCGTACTAAAGTGCCTGATATTAATTTCAATGTCTCCGTGGATTGTAGCTGTGGAACTGAACAAAAAGTGAGGTTGCCGATTGGCGTCAACTTCTTTTGGCCTGACGCCCGAGTATAAGGTTGATCTGTTACGAACCATAATGACTATTGCGCATTATTCAAAAGGAGCATTTAGTGTAATGGATTTATACCAAATGCCCGTCTATTTACGAAACTTCTATATTAAAGAATTTGGAAAATTGAAGGAAGAAGAAAGTAAACAATTGAAAAAGGCAAGCAGACAATGATATTACTTCGACATCTTTTAGCAGAAAATGATAGAGCTTATAAAGGAATGAGCGTCTCTGGAAGTCCGTTGATTACCTTAGTGGGTGATCGACGGGCCTTCAAAGGCATGGCTGTTTCTGGTACGCCGTTATATACTGTAGTAGGAAATAAACTATATGCGGGGATGTCAGTATCAGGATCACCATTAGCAACATTAGTCGGTGACCTTATCTTTAAGGGAATGTCAGTATCGGGTGCGCCATTGGCACGATTAGAACGAACCAGATCATACAAAGGAATGGCAGTTTCAGGATCACCGCTTGTCACGGTCCCTAGTGGAAATGTTACCACGTTGTTTATTGCAACGTATCACGCTTTGGTTGAGTAAGTAAATGGCGCCAACAAGCCGACTAGAAAGAGAAGCAGAAGATTTAGCAAACGAATATCATAACGCTAGTGTTGCTGCTAGAAGTGCTATGGCATCGCAAAATAGATTGACACAAATCTTATCTAAACACGCAAATGTAACAGTTGCTAGTATTGCGTCTATGGTGCAAGATATTGCAAATGCAAAAACAAATACTGCACTTAAGAAGCAAGAGATAGAAGTAACCCGAGCACAGATATCCGCTGCAAGACGGAAAAATCAAATGGATTTGCGCGCATTACAATCTGCGGCAGTCGATTTAAATAACAATAGAACTAGAATAGACCAGCTTACTGCACTTGGTGCAGCACGTACTGCGGCAGATAGTGCAGAATTAGCCAGTAGAAGTGCAGCCTATGATGGTTTACTAGAGGCAACAAGAGACACGGCAGACGCCGAGCGTAGAAGTAAAAATAAAATTGATACTCTTAGTACTACAATGGGTGTAAAAACCTCAGAGTTAAGAAATATAAAGTTAACTGCGCTGGCAACAACAGTAAATTCTGTTAATACAGAAATGCAAAAGTTGGTGGGTGCTATCAACAAAACCCAAGAACAGTTTGGATTAGCAGCAGGACAAGCGGCAAATCTTAAAGTAGACAATATCGTATCAAGTTTTAATAGCTATGTAGAATCAGCAAAATCTTTATTCAGTGGAAAACCAGAGTTTGGTGTTTCCGCCGAAATGATTGAAGGTGCACAAGCTGCATATCAAAATGAATTTGGTGGTATATTAACGACTGGCGCTGCCAAAGATTTAGCAATGCAAGCACGTACAATGGGTGTTACCGCGGAACAATTAACAAAAGCTCGTCGTGTATTCACGGCGCAGTCGTTAGGTAACGTTGCAGAAGCAAAAAAATCACAAGATAAATTTATTGCAGAATTTGCGAAGAAAGGATTAACGTCAAAGGACGCAATGCAGGCTATCTCGCAATATTCAGAATTATTAGCACGCAATGGCACACGATTTGCACAGTCATTTACCCGCGCAGCCGCCGATGCAAAGAAAATTGGAATTGACTTAAGTAAAGTTAGTCAGTTCGGTGACAATCTTATCAATGATTTTGAGGGATTCTTAGAAGGTCAAGCTGGGCTTGGAGCAATGGGATTCAACCTTGACTCAAATAGATTGGCACAGATTTCCGAAACGGGAAGTGATGCGGATTTATTTAATGAACTACGGTCGCAACTGGCCAGCACGGGTAAAGATATCACCAAACTTCGTAGATCAGAACGACTTGAATTAGAATCGGCGTTTGGTATGAGTATCAGTGAAATGCAAAAATTAGCAGGTGAAACACCCACGGGTGACACAAAAAGTCCTGAAGACTTGCAAGTAGAGGCAAATGGATTATTAAATAGACTTGCTGTGGGCATAGATTTACTGACCAAATCATTGGGTGGTATTACAAACGTTTTATTAACAGCAATTGGAATTAACACCTTTGCTACTGCATTCGCAACTGGAGGTATGGCGGGCACATTACTTCCTATTGCCGCAGGAATTGCTACAATTGCGGCATTTACAACGATTGCTTCTAGTGAAATTAATAAAGGAAAAGCTTTATATAGATCAGGAGAAAAGGGAGTAGGTATAACTGTGGGGACCCTTGGAGGGGGATTGATGGGAGGGATTGCCGCCGCTGCAGCATTGGCAATAGCCGGGATTATTACTGGTCTGACCGGCGGTGCAGCACTACCTATTATTGCTGCGCTAGCCCCAGTTGTTATGAGCGGCTCTATTTTAGCAGGCGGAGCATATGGCGGTTATAGTACTACGAAAGGCGACGATGTAATTTCACAGACCGGCTATGGCAAACGTTCTCTAATAACACCATCGGGTGTGATTGCATTAAACAATAAAGATAATATCATTGCGTATGCAGATGACTTAGATGGCACGAAAAAACTACCATATGGATCTATTGCAAAGAAAGCCGTTGAAAAATACGAACAACTTGATGTATTTAAAAAACAAGTAAATGACACATTTGCTCAATTAATTTCGCCGTCTGGCGGATTTGGTCAAATTTCAAAATTCCTTAATAAAGATTTAGGAGCCGTAGCCACTAATAAAGTGATGAGTGGAAAAGTTGGAGGTGCAATCGCCAAGGCACAAGAACTCAATGCAGGTGGCACTGGTGGCTTACTTTCCATGGCGCAAGGCAAGTTAAGTGGATTATTTGGCGGTAAGGCCGGCGGGCCAATGTCTAGTATAAGCAATCTATTCACCGGCGGCGGATCAACGACCAGTAATTTAATGGGTATGGCAACTAAGATTCCTGGCCTTGGTGGATTACTCGGAAAAGCTACTGGGTTGTTGAGCGGTGGCGGATCAACGACCAGTAATTTAATGGGTATGGCAACTAAGATTCCTGGCCTTGGTGGATTACTCGGAAAAGCTACTGGGTTGTTGAGCGGCGGCGGATTAAAAGGAATTGCTGGCGGCTTACTTGGGAAAGTTGGATTGGGTAGTCTTGGCGGTAGTTTATTGGGTGGACCAATGGGATTGGCAGGTTCCTTGGCAGCACCATTACTTGAGAAAATTCCCTTCGTCGGTGGTGCTCTTGCGTCAATTGCAGGTGGACCTGGTAAGTTGATGGGCAGTGCATTAGGTAAAATTGGTGGATTATTTGGAAAGAAGAAGGCCCCCGCAGTTTCTGCAATGGGCGCAATGATGCCTGAAATGGGGAACGTGATGTCGATGCTTCCATTCCTTTCTGGAACACAATCTACGGGAGCACAAGGCACTGCACAACCGCAGGCACCCATCTCAGTGGATACTGCGGGTATAGAAAAACAACTGAATAATTTCATCAACGCACTACAGAATATACAGATTCACATGGACGGAGCAAAGGTTGGAAACGTATTAGTTAATAGTAATGACGCCGCATCATCAATCGGTGTGTTCCGTGAACAGTCCCGTTAAACTTTGTATGAGAAATACACATGGCATTTAAAAACTTAGAAAGTCGGTTTAACGAAAACGTCAATAAATTATATGCAGGCGCTACATTAAAGTTTGATAATGGCGTGGCTAGTAATGGGAAGGCAGATGCGCCATTAATTGTACGTAAACCAGGCGAAAACCAAGTTGGGATTAAACTTGAAGGACGTAGTTTACCCGTGGTGAGTGCCGCACAAGACCTAAAACGATTAACGTTATTTCAATTAAGTCGTCCGGGATTATTATTTCTGGCCAAACAACAATTGTTACAAACGGGTAATACATTTGAGTTTACAAGAGCACTAAATCCAGCATTCGTGGTTGCAAACACAGTGCCGTTTTTACACGTTAAAAGAAACTTACGGCCATTAAATGAATTGTTCGGAAAAACCGATACATCATATACAAACGTTAAAAGTATGGGGCAACTGCAAATTAGTACTTATAATAAGTTTAAATCAACAGCCGCGCCAGTATTTGGAGAAATTAAGTTCAATAGACCTGGCGTTGGAAAAGCTTTAACCAGTAGATTGTTGGGTCCACTTAATGCATTAAAAGATACTGCGTTGGGTGCAATTTCTGCGTTCACTCCAAATCAAAAAAGAAACATTGGCGAATTAATAGATAAGTGGGGCATAGAAAGTTGGAAGGTTAGTAGACCGGAATTATTCAAATATATTCCGGGTATACAAGAACAACTGAGTAATTATACAAAAAACTCCCAGTTATTATCAGGCATCGAACGATTGAAACCTAGGCCCATAGTAAGGCCCATAGAAAGTACAGTCCCACAACCTATACTTGCAGATTATGAGGGCATAGCATTCATTAGATATTTTTCTGCGGGAAATGTAGGACTCAGCACTTTGAATGCTTCGGAAATAGCAGGTGGACAAAGTAACATGCAAGAAAAACTAACAATTTTCAAGAATGGCCCACAGAAAGGTAAAAAACTTTCGTATATAAAAGATGACGCAAACTTACCAGCAAAACCACCAGTAGATAAAAATTCTAAACCTGCATATAGATCAATCAATAGTAACTTTGATGATCCCATCGTAGTATCGTTTGCAATGGGTACGGATAGCCCAGTTCGGTTTCGGGCATTTATCAAGGATTTACAACAATCAGCAACGCCGGAGTATAAATCATACCAATACATTGGTCGCATGGAAAAATTTGTTAATTATGTTGGGGTGCAACGAGAGATTTCCTTTAAACTAGGAATTATTGCATTTTCTAAAGATGAGTTAGATGGGTGTTGGGCGCGCATCAATTACTTGACAGGATTGGTATTCCCATATGGATTTAATCGTGGAATTTTCCAACCGAACATTGTACGGTTGACTATGGGAGATGTATACACAGAACAACCCGGATATGTTACTTCATTGAACACCAATTTTAATGAGTTGGGAGAGTCGTGGGAAATTGATGATGGCCGACAAGTTCCAATTGCTGCACAGATGGATATTAAATTTACCATAATTGAAAAAACGTCCAAGGTTGCCGATTCACCGTTTTATGGTATCACCGAAAAAATATTTGAAGTTCCCTATCTTCCTAAAGAAATGGCTCCACGACAGCTCACCGCGCTCACGCAAACGGTGGAAAATAGAAAACCGCCAGTAATATCCAGTGCAAATATTAAATTACCAACCTCGGGTCGATAACTTATGCCACGCTATCAAAATAATATAACTATAAAAAAGACAGAAGAAGGTGTGCGATATTATACATCTGCAATTCCGGCCGACCCTTTAGAAGAACAGATTGAATATAATTATAAAGCACGAATGGGTGATCGTTGGGATACTATTGCCTACAAATATTTGGGGTCTGCCGCATTGTGGTATGTTGTTGCAAATGCGAATAATGGATTGAACGGCTCTATATTTATTAAGCCGGGAACAATTGTCACGATACCTCAAAACTATTAAAATACTATGGCACATGATCAAGGGTCTTTTGACTACAAAGTAATAAATGAAAATATAAGTAAATTGTTGGATGCACGATCTGAACTGGATAATACGATTCAAATTTCCATGCCATTTATCAGAGCAACAACAACACTTGATTTAAGTAAAGTCATGAGTAACAATGATGGTAATATTGGATTTACGTTAGGGTTGCATGCTATAGACGAAGATGTGCGATATGAAGATATGTATGCATCAACAGACGGCGAAATGCCGTTGATTGGATATACGTATACGACGGAAGGAAAGTCTAAACGAGTATATGCAACCGATCCAACCGATCAAATAATATCAGGGTTATTTGATACGTATGGTATATTATATAAAACAACAAATTTCATCAGAATTCCACCTCCTGGTATTACTACCGCTACTATCAGTAGAGCTAAGAACGGTGTGTTGGCAATGGCCACACTGGAAATTTCTGTTCCGTCACTTGTGCAACTGGAAAGTCTGCATCGAACATTTTTAGTTCCTGGCGTGGGTATGATTTTAGAATGGGGACAACAATTTGCCGCAGAGCTAAAACCAAGTTTAGGAGAATTGTCGGACATATCTGCAAATTTATTTCCGTGGTATAATCGCACCAAACTTTTAGAAATTTTAAATAAATTAGCAACCAATCAATTAGGACTAAAAGAAATTTTAGATGATTATGCGTATGCATCACAAGGTCAATACATGTGGATGTTTGGTCGTGTGGCAAATTTCAGTACTAAATCCAATTCCGATGGATCATTCAATTGCACAGTAAAAATTGTAGGGCCATCAGAAGATTCGTTTGCATATTCCACACAAAACACAATAATTCCATCAAAAGATTCCAGCACAGCATATTTTTGTGCATCCGATACCACTAGTGTATCTTCATATTTCACAGAAACCGTTCCAGGTGGTGTAAATTTCAAAACGTTGTTGGATAATACTTTAGCAGGCGGCCCGTGGCAACAACACGTGCAAATTCTCAGCGGTGGAAATAAGAAAGCCGGAGAACCGACATCAACTGAACAAAATCCTGTTATAAGTCAAAATAATTTTGCAGATGCAGAAGATGCATATTTCATAACATGGAGATTCTTTGTTAATAGAGTATTGAATAGCACTGATAAAAATTACGCGGGATTGAAATATCTTTTTAGTACGGTCATGAGCGATAAAGAACTGGAAAAAGTAGGATTACTACTGCCGTATGCAACTGGCGATGATCGAAAAAATACAACCGTAGACAAATTACAGTATATAAACGATCCGATGGAATCATATGTTGGCATGAATAAGTTTTTACGATCTATTGATCCGTCTACGTTGATTATTGTTAATGAAAAAGCGGCACAATTAGCACAGGCAAATCCACAGTATAATATACCAACATCTGAAGTAAAATTTTTTGAGCCAAATGAAGAAACAAAAAAGTTTTATGCATCATCAAACAAAAATGATCCCCGTGGATTGTTTGAAGAGTCTACGACTGCAGACGAAATAGCAGAAGATCGTGGATTTTTAAGTTCCGGTGTGTGGTTAAATCACAAAGCAGTTGCAGAATGTATGTTGGGTAGTACTACCGTTATCCGAGGCATTGTAAGTTTATTAGAGCGTATGAATAACGCAACATTAAACTATTGGAAATTGGCAATAGATTACGCAGAACCCATGAAAGGATCTGAACATTCATTTAATTACATGGTGGTCGATGCTAATTTCAGAGAAAGTTCTGATCGAGCGGTGTCAAAGTTTATAGATAAAGTTCACACGTTTAACAAATATGTTCGTACTGATACAGTCACCGGTAAGCTGATAGGATCAGAATTAACCGAATGTTCTATTGACTTATCGTTACCGAAACGATTGTTTACGCAAATTGCCACATTGGGATTGGTACAGCCCGAAGACATGCAGAAGATTGCGGCCATCGGTAAGACCAAAGATGAATTGGCAGAAGAAGCAGCAGCTGCAGAAAAACCCGGCGTTGGCTCGAACAAACCACCAAAAATATCTGATCCAAATGATACCTTGCGGGAAATGTTTGCTATTACGTCATTGGCGGGTGGGTCAAAAGGAAATTTCGATGACAACCTTCAAGGTCCGGATATTACAATACTTCCAAAAACCGCCCGTGCAGCACAATTAAAGGCAAGTGGAGTATGTGGAAAAGCTAACACACAGACTACTGCAAACACCGCCGGCGTTGGACAAAAACCAGGTCCAATTGATCCTTCTGCAAATCTCAGTGATAAAAATGCAGCCGAGCTGAAAAAAACACAAGAAGACGCAAAGAAAACACTAGAAACTGACATATGTAAAAAATGCGAGACTTGTCCACCACCAAAAGCGCCGCCAGTTACTACACAACCAACGAATAAGAAATTATCGCAATTAACGGTATCAGAAGTATTATCTGTACAAAAACCTGCTGGTACGGTTCTTGCAGTCGGTAAATATCAAGCAATTCCTGCTACATTTAAAGCGTGGATTGCGGCACAGAAAATTCCAACGGATACTGTATTTGATAGTGCTGCGCAAGAAAAATTGGGCGATTACTTAATTGTTGGTAAACGACCGAAGGTGGGAAGATTTGTTAATGGAGATACATCTATAACAATAGAAGATGCGCAATTAGAATTAGCAAAAGAATTTGCATCAATCCCAGTTCCATATAAAGTTACTAGACCCGCCGGAGCAGCATCAAAATCTGATCCGGGAGCGGTACTTGAAGCGGGCCAATCATATTATTACGGAATAGCAGGAAATAAATCCACAGCAAGTTCTGCAAAATATCAAGAAGCATTGCGTATCGCCAGACAAAATAAAAGTTTACAGTCGTTAAAAGAGTTTATTGCAAAGGGCGAAGGAAATTATGATGCGTTGAATAGAGGTATTGCAGGAGATACTAAGTTAGACAGCACGGAATATTATGCAGCACTTAATCAGCGCAAATCATCCACATCCAGTACTAAAGTGTGCAGTGACGAGGCATATATTGAAATTGGAACCATTGGCCTCGGCAACCTGAACACCTTGGGGTTTGCAGATAATACTGCCTTTATTAAAGAAGGAAAGGCGCGATGTGCAAAGTGTGCTACTGCAAAACTTGTGACAACTCAAACTGCCGTGGTGATAGCGGAAAAAGAAAAGGCAACGCAGGCGGCAGAAAAAGCAACCAGAGATTTTCCGGGTATGAATAGGATATTTCGATATGTAGAAATATTTCCAGAGAATATGGTTGCAGAGATTACAGATTCTGCCAACGGTCAGTTTTCTAATGCATTTGGCGCATCCCCCGCCGCGCTATCAATATCGGGTGACATTGCTATGCCTGGTATAGCAGGATTGCGAGTCGGTGAATTGTTTTGGATTGATCGTATTCCTACTTTCTATAAGGCATTTGGTGCATTTCAAATTATGGGCGTTGAAGATATTATTGGTAGAGATGGGTGGTCAACTAAAATACATTCACGGTTTAACTATCTAGGAACCAACTGGAAAACGGCAATGGCGACCAAACTTAATAGTGCTAAAGCTGCTCAAGCACCAAGCACTACTGCGCCGCGGAGTACATAACAATGATTGACACTGAGCTAATACAGAAACTTTATAAATCTAACGAACAACGACTAATCAATACTTTAGATAAAATGCCGTCACAAGTTTTACCCACGGTTACACAAACAGATGCCAAGAATAAATTTATTATGCGGTATTTTGTGCGGCAGGTCACCGATAAAGATTTTATTGTTGAAGTAGATAATAGTCAATATGAGGAATTCAAAGAAAATCCTCGATTCATTACTACAACCGTAAAATGGAAGATTGTTGGTAAAAAACAAAATATGACATTATTAAACGGGGTAACGATTTTCGGGGTAGAAGATACAAACCGTGTAGTAGTTTCCGAGGCGGACTTGACTTTTGGGGGACTGTTGAAGTATATTACAAGTTATCTGGAGTATTGGTTCGCCGAAGAGGTCTAAATGGTTATTAATAGTTATGAACAATATAACGAGTTAAAAACACGGATGGATCGGGAGATGCATATTTGCACACCGATCTTTCGTGATTTATACTATCATGTCATGGAAAATGAACTGTTATGTGTATGCATAACGTTCATGAACGGTGAACACTTTGTAGTATCTATTAGTCATGATGATGCCCCACACTTTGCGTTGCCCGTTGGTAATGCACTCTGCTTTACGGCAAACTCTAAAGTACTATCAACTTCGTATATTGATCTTGCGGCGGTAGCCTATATTCATCAACTCAATATACCAGTATTAAAAGATTTCTTTACGCCATATGTAAATGATACGTATACTACATTTTATAATATGCGCAACGTTAATCGAATTATTCCATTGACAGTGTGGAGCAACATTCTCGCCGACTATAATACAGAATTATTACCAATTATGAATGTATATACACCATCGAAACAGTATACGTATATGCACGAATTATTGAACACGTTGCAGAATATTGAAAATACCGGAATGTGTATAGATAGAACAGTGCTCTCACAGCACTTTTCTTCGGATGCAATGCGTGCCTTCAAATCCAACATGGTATACACTGAATATAATCCGTATACTGCAACTGGTCGTCCAAGTAATAGATTTGGCGGAATGAATTTTGCCGCACTAAACAAATCAGATGGTTCCCGTGATAGTTTCATTAGTAGATATCCGCTTGGATCATTAGTTCAAATGGACTTTGAGGCATATCATTTACGATTAATGGCAAATGAATTGAACGTAGAATTACCCAGTGAGCAATCTATTCACACGGAACTTGCCAAAATATATTTTAATACAATGGATATTACCGAAGATATGTATGCGGAAAGTAAGCGGAGAACGTTTGAAGTTATGTATGGAATGAGTAGAGAAACATATAATTTTGAATTGTTTGAAAAGATTCATGAACATAGAAAGCAATATGAATATACAAATACCATCGAATTACCCAGTGGTATTACGGTTGATGTAATCACGCCAAATGCAAGCAAATTATTTAACTATTACATGCAATCGTTGGAAATGGTAAGAACATTACCAAAACTCACACGCATTATTGACCTCATAAAAAATACAACGGCGCATTTGGTATTATATACATATGATAGTATACTGTTGGATATACAAACTATGGATACCGAACTATTGCAGCAGATACAAGACATTTTAGAAGAAAATAAAACATTCCCAGTGCGGGTATATTCGGGGAATACATACGGTAATATTAAGGAGATATGGGTATGAGTTTTAAGATAGGAATCGTTGGATTAGGATACGTGGGCGGTGCGGTATTAAACGCATATGCACTAAAAAACCGCAAGGTACACACATTTGATGTTAATCCAAAAACAAACCCATCATGTAAATCTTTACAAGAATTGGTGGAGTTAGTTGATTTGATATATGTTGCTGTGCCAACGCCGATGAAATCTTCGGGTGAATGTGATACATCCATTGTTGAATCGGTAGTAAATGATATTGGTAAAAGTAAAACCACAAAACTAATAGTCATAAAATCTACAGTACCTCCTAAGACAACGGAACGATTGCAAGATATGAATCATAAGCATGTCGTAATGTTTAATCCAGAGTTTTTAACGGAAGCAAATTATAAAAATGATTATTTGAACCAAGATGTTATGTTATTAGGATATTGTGGATGGGTGTGGAGAGACATTGCATTCGATGTACTAACCGAAATTAAAAGTACGGTAGATTCTGTTAAATATGCTGCAGCGGTTGGAGCAACTGACGCGGAATTTTACAAATATGTATGCAATACATTTCTTGCTACGAAAGTATCATTTGCCAACGAAATGGAATCCATTGCCCGTGCAATGAACGTGGATTGGGAAGTTGTGCGAGAAACATTGCCGTTTGATTCTCGTGCGGGTAAATCGCACTGGCAAGTTCCGGGTCCAGACGGTCGCAGGGGATATTCTGGGTCATGTTTTCCAAAGGATATCTCTGCCATTCGTCACGTAGCAAAATTGCTAAATATACCCACTCCCGTATTAGATTCTGTGTGGAATCGCAATATTACCATAGACCGACCAGAAAAGGATTGGGAACAATTAAAAGGTCGTGCAGTTTCTTAAATGCATAACCCCCACGGAAGTTTGATGGTTGTTTGACGGCGTTGTATAATATTTATAAGAAGGTTGTTATACCTTTAATGGATGTTATATATGAATCATGACGCACAATTATTATGTACATTCACTTCTGTAAACGAATTAGAAAATACCATTGATACTATAAAAAATTCATATACCTTAGTTTTCAATAAATTATATTTACTGGAAAATGTTGCAGATACAAACCAGTTGGTATTAACGTATAATATTACAAACGCAAACACAAATGTAGTACCACCGGCATCCACCATTTCGGTGCACAGAAAGAAACAAACGAATACAATTTATACAATAAATGCAATTAATAAATTGATTGAAATGAAAAATAATGGCGTATTAGATAAATCCTTTCGTATTAATTGGGAAGAATTAAAAAATTCAGTATTAGTTACTGCATATGGAAAATTGAAAGTGGTAAATACAAAATTATCAGATATTATTGAATTATAATATTTACCCCTTGACAAACTAAGGTCAGCCCACTACCTTTATAAAGTGGGCACTAAACTCACTAAACAAAACATTCTAAACACTAAGAGGTACACACGTATGGGAATTAACATCTCAGCACTCAAATCGAAACTCAACCAGTTTACTCGTCAGAACGACCGCACAGACGCACTCTGGAAGCCCACGGAAGGAAAGACGGTTATTCGCATTGTTCCGTGGAAGGACAACAAGGAAAATCCCTTCGTTGAATTATATTTTCATTATCTTGGCAACAAGACACATCTTTCCCCCACCTCAAACGGCAACCGTGATCCTATTGTAGAATTTGCCGATGCGTTGCAGGCAGGTGGTTCTAAGGATGATTGGATGCAGGCACGTCCATTCCGTCCAAAGCTCCGTACATTCGTTCCTGTCATCGTTCGCGGCGAAGAAGAGAAGGGCGTTCGTTTCATGTCGTTCGGTAAGATTGTATACACGGAATTGTTGTCGATTATCTCCGATCCTGATTATGGTGACATTACCGATGTGCAGAACGGTCGGGATGTTGTGGTGGAGTATATTCCACAGGAAAAGAGTGATACTAACTTTGCAAAGACAATGGTTCGTCCAAAGCCAAATCAAACGCCGTTGGCCGATTCTCCCGAGAAGATTCAGAAGTTTCTTACGGAACAACCTGACATTCGTTCAATTTTTAAGGAACCTACCTACGAAGAATTGAAGGTTGCACTGGAACGCTATCTTGATCCCGATGCAGCAAAGACTGCGCCAGTTGCTGCTCCCATCAAGGAAGTATCAATTGTTAATCCTACCTCTCCAACGGCAGTTAAATCCGTGGAACTTAAGTCAAAATCAGTCAAGGATATGGTTGACGAATTTGACGATGTATTTAATAACTAAAATCACTTGACTTTACTTGCGTGGCCCACTATATTACTATGGTGGGTCATTCACGTTATTATACTATAGGAAAATATTATGACAAAAATAGATAAAAAAGTTATTCAAGAACCAGATCGTGATGAACTGGCCCAACTCATTGCAGAGTCTTTGAATAAAATGAATAAGGACAGCGATCAAGTTGCATTTTTTCTTGATGGCCGTGAATCAACGCCAACCGACTTTACAGACTTTGTTTCTACGGGAGCAACGATGTTGGATGTAGCAATTAGTAACCGTCCGAACGGTGGAATTGCTGTTGGTCGGATTACCGAGTTGACCGGTTTAGAGGGGTCAGGAAAGAGCCTGATTGGGGCACAGTTGATCGCAAACACACAGTTAAGGGGTGGAGTAGGGGTGCTTATTGATACCGAAACTGCGGTCAATGCAGAGTTCTTTAAGGCAGTCGGTATTGACATGAATAAGTTGGTATATGTGCAGTTACAGACGGTTGAAGAAATCTTTGATGCAATCACCGTTATTATTGAAAGTGTTCGGAAAGATCCCAAGAAGCGAGATAAGATTGTTACCATCGTCGTAGATTCTGTAGCAGCTGCATCCACGAAGAAGGAAATGGAAGCAGACTTCGGTAAGGATGGATATGCCACTGATAAGGCCATTATCATTAGCAAGGCAATGCGTAAGATCACGGGCCTTCTTGGTCGGGAACGAATTGCACTAGTGTTCACCAATCAACTCCGTCAGAAGATGAATGCAATGGCGTTCTCTGACCCGTGGACAACTTCGGGCGGTAAGGCTATTGCATTCCACGCATCAACTCGTCTTCGATTGTCGTTGCTCGGTAAGATTAGTAATTCCAGCGGTGATGTGATTGGTGTGAAGGTGAAGGCAAATGTTGTGAAGAATCGTCTTGGACCGCCACATCGCATGGCAGAATTTGAAATTTACTTTAATCGTGGCATTGACGATTTGGGTAGTTGGTTGAAGGTACTGAAGGAAAATAAACTTATCAAGCAGGCAGGTGCATGGTATGCTTATGTCGATCCGGTTACGGGAGAAGAAACGAAGTTTCAATCCAAGGACTTTCAAGGATTCTTAGATGCAGATCCTATTCGAAAGCAAGTACTCTACAGTGAAATTTGTGATTCATTGATCATGAAGTATCAGAGTGAATTTGATCCTGAAGATGTGAGTATTTCAACGGCAACTGAAGATGAATAATCCAGAAGATATTGTGCAGATTGCATTGTCTGCGTATGATAAGTCATGGATTGGCATCCCCTCAGTGAATATGGTCGCTGGCCGTCGTGACGATTTCGAATTAGAACTTCGCCGGTTGTTAATGCAAACATCTTCTGTCAAGAAGGAACACGCCTATACGATTACTCCACCAAACTTGATGGGCACATGGACCACTGGTGGCACCCAAACAAGTGCTATGGGTATTCCACCCGCTATTAAACCAGAAATTTTACATGGCTAATCTGCAAGATATTTTTCACAATATGAAGTTTGAAGAAGACCCGCAAGGCATGACATATAATAGTCGGGTATTGTTGGTTGACGCAATGAATTTATTCATTCGTTCGTATTCTGCAGTACCTTCAATGGACGACGATGGAAATCACATTGGGGGTATGATTGGATTCTTTAAGAGTTTAGGTCTTGCCATTCGCACGTTTAAACCCACCCGAACCATCATTGTGTTTGATGGAAAGGGTGGGAGCCAAAGTCGCAGAAAGATTTACCCGCAGTATAAGGCAAATCGTAAACCGCCCGTTCGATTGAACCGGAGTTATGATTTAACGACGGATGAACAAGAAAAAGAAAATATGAAGTGGCAGTTGGTATCATTGGTTGAAATGCTGGAATGTTTACCCGTTACTATTTTTGCATTGGACAATGTAGAAGCAGATGATGTGATTGCCTATCTATCACAATTGGTTACGGCAGACGGTGGGGATAGTATTATTTATTCTACCGACAAGGATTTCTTTCAACTTGCCGCAGAAAATATCAAAATCTATAATCCTATCAAAAAGAAAACATTTAGTGACCAAGTAATCTTGGAAGATTATGGCATTCATCCTAAACATTTTCATTTCTTTCGTGCATTAGATGGTGATAAGAGTGATAATATTGATGGAGTAAAGGGTGTGGGAGAAACTAATCTAAAAAAGTATCTTCCAGAAATTGCGGACCCAACGGCAGAAATTTCGGTAGACATGATTCGCAATAAATATGCAAATATAAAGAAGGTTCCAAAAATGATTGAGAACATTCTGAATAATGAAGATATAATTGAACGAAATATTACATTAATGAACCTCCATGAAAGTATTATGTCTATTGATGCTAAAATGAAGGTAGTCAATAGATTTCAGACGACATCGACTTCATTGCGGAAGGTAGACTTGACAAAGTTGATGATGAGATCGCGCCTGCTGGGGAGTTTTTCTAATTATGACGACTGGCTAGCTCAAAATTTCATCCCATTGAGTCGGTTTCATACTGGATAATGATATTTATAGGAGTCGGAAAGATGTTCGTGGCATTTTCCGACACATAGTAAGTCTATCCCCTATGAGTATGCATTAGGTGCCACGAACACCTATCGTCAGAAAGTAGGGGATTTCTTTTTTGGAGAATCGCATGGAATCTATATATTACGTGTACGCACATTATATTCCCGGTAGTTCTGATCCATTTTATATAGGCAAGGGAAAAAAACACCGTGCATATAGCACAGCATCTAGAAATTATTTATGGCACACCGTCGTCGCTAAGTATGGATATGATGTTGTCCTATTATATGAGGGGCTATCGCACGAAGACGCGTTGCGTAAAGAAGAGGAACTAATAAAACATTACGGTAGAAAAAATACCGGAACTGGTGAACTAGTAAACCTAGTCGATGGTGGTATTGGGTTTGTCTCGTTAGTTAGACGCCCCCATTCGATAGAAACAAAAAAGAAAATGTCGGATAGTCATAAAGGAAAAAAGTTTTCAGACGAGCATAAACATAACATATCAACCGCAAATAAAGGAAGGCTTATTTCAAAAGAACAACGAGTTGGAATGAAATCCCGTTTAGCATCGCGATGGACAACTCATAGAACTGAGATGTGCATGGCCGCAGTCGCCGGTTGGACGGAGCAACGTAAATTGGAAGTATCGGCGAGACTGACCGGAACCTCACATTCCACGGAAACCAAGAAGAAAATATCCAATAAACTAACCGGCATTGTTCGTCCCGCGTCAACCAGGAAGAAAATATCGGATACTAAAAGAAAACAACACCTTGACAAAAAACACCCGCGGGTGTATACTGATACAGACAACGCCAGTGAGGCAGAATGACAACACAGCATGATACGACGGTAGACACGTTAACAAAATTTGGAAGCGTATTTCAAGCAAAAGTATTAGCAAATTTATTGTCATCTACAGAATTCCTACAGCAATCATTAGATGTATTAAATCCTAAATTCTTTGAATCGAATGCGGGGCAATGGATTGTTGATACGACGATTGATTATTTTGCCGATTACAAGTCATTGCCGACATTAGAAGTTTTCAAGGTTAAGTTGGATTCGGTGAATGATGAGGTGTTGAAGATTGCGATCAAGGATCAATTGCGATCCGCATTCCAACGAAAGAACGACGACGATTTGGAATATATCCGTGACAGTTTTCTAGATTTCGCAAAGAATCAAGCAATTAAATCGGCAATTATTCGATCCGTCGATTTGCTGCAGATTGGGCAATATGGCGAAATTAAGAATTTGATTGATGGGGCGATGAAGGCAGGACAGCCTCGTAATATTGGACATAATTGGAGAGACGATATTGGTATTCGATTATCGGGTATTTCTCGTATCGTTGTTCCTACGGGATGGGATTCTGTAGATCAGTTGATTGGCGGAGGATTGGGGGCAGGTGAACTGGGCGTTATCGCTGCTCCTTCTGGTATTGGCAAGAGTTGGGCGCTTGCCACGATTGGAGCAAATGCAGCAAAGGCCGGAAAACGAGTGGTGTATTATACATTGGAATTAAATGAGAATTATGTTGGACTTCGATACGACACTATTTTCACGGGCATTGAACCTGGAAATGTACCCAATCACCCAGAAGTTGTAAAAGAAGCAGTTGCGGGAGTAACCGGTGATATTATCATTAAATATTATCCCGCACGTTCCATTACCGTGCATACAATTCGGGCACATCTTGACCATCTTGTAAGTAATAAATTAAAGCCCGATCTAATTTTGATTGATTACGCAGATCTCATGCGATCAGTAGATCGTATAGAAGCACGACATCAAGAACTTGGAGCAATTTACGAAGAAATACGTGGTATGTCCGGTGAGATGGGTATTCCCTGTTGGACTGCTTCACAAACGCAACGCAGTAGTATTCAAGACGATGTAATTCAAGCAGACAAGATTGCCGAATCCTATCAGAAAATTATGACGGCTGACTTGGTAATTTCATTGTCGCGTAAACTGGAAGATAAAGCAAATCATACTGGTCGAGCACATATTATGAAAAATCGGTTTGGCGTCGATGGTGTAACACTGCCTGTGTATATGAATACTGGTCTTGGAAAGATTGAAATTTATGATGAAAATTCTTCCAAGGGCATTCTGTTGAAGAAGCAAATGCAGGCGGGAGAAGGAATGTTAAAAAAGACTCTTGCAAAGAAATTATCTGAACTCCACGATGATTTTTCGGAGGAGTGAGTGATAATTATTAGAACCAACGAACCCAAACCGCTCGGAGATTGCCCGAAATGCAGCTAGAATCAAAATTATTGTCGGAAATTACGACATTTATGAAGTACGCAAAATACGTGCCAGATAAGCAACGTAGAGAAACATGGACAGAGTTAGTTGATAGAAATAAGAACATGCATCTAGAAAAGTTCCCTCAGTTGAAAGAGGAAATTGATGCCGCATATAAATTTGTATATGATAAGAAAATCCTCCCCTCTATGCGTTCCTTGCAGTTTGCGGGAAAGCCAGTTGATTTAAACAATACTCGTTTATACAATTGCTGTTTTCTTCCCGTAGACCACAGTGATGCATTCAGTGAAATTATGTTCCTATTGTTGTCGGGAACTGGTGTGGGATATTCCGTACAACGTCAGCACGTAGAAAAGCTCCCAGAAATTAATAAACCAACCAAGTCTCGTCGTTACCTTGTTGCGGATAGCATCGAAGGATGGGCAGATGCCGTGAAGGTGTTAGTGACTGCTTACATGAAGGGCAAGGCGTATCCATTGTTTGACTTCCGCGACATTCGTCCAAAGGGTGCAATGTTGATTACGGCCGGTGGAAAAGCACCCGGCGCGGAACCGTTGAAGGATTGCTTGCATAATATCCAAAAGGTATTAGACCGCAAGGCAAACGGTGAACAACTCACCACACTGGAAGTGCATGACATTATGTGTTATATTGCCGATGCGGTATTGTCGGGCGGTATTCGTCGGTCGGCAATGATTGCGTTGTTTAATTTGGACGACGACGATATGTTGACTTGCAAGTTCGGCAACTGGTGGGAGAATGAACCACAACGTGGTCGTGCAAATAACTCTGCGGTGATTGTTCGTCACAAGATTGAAAAGGAAATCTTCCTTGACTTGTGGAAGAAGATTGAATTAAGTGGTTCTGGTGAACCTGGGTTCTTCTTTACGAATGATGCAAGTTGGGGACTGAATCCATGTTTGACAGGAGACTCCATAATCACAGTCAAAGATCACGACACCACCGCCGATAGCATAACAATTGCTGAAGGTGGGATATATCAAATTCCGTTAAAGCAACTTGTGGAACTTTATGAAACCAGTACTCTGCCACCCATGATTCTTTCATATAATACAGAATTGAAACAGTTGGAATGGGATATGTTGGACAACGCAGCACTTACTCGCGAGAAGGCGTCCATTATTGAGTTGGTACTTGATAGTGGTGAGACTCTCAAACTTACCCCTGACCACAAGGTATTTACCGAAAATCGTGGTTGGGTGGAGGCGGCCCAACTGACAGAAGAAGATATTTTGTTAACAATTAAATAACATATGGGTTGTTTCCCCACAATACACACTACTTATAGGTAGAACCTATTGTGGGGAACATTATGTTAGATTTGAATACATTATATTGTAAGTTTATAGAGTTAAAAGAATGTTCCAATATTCGTGACGAATGGAAAGACGAATATAGAGAGTTTTTTAAAGAACAATATAAACTGTATGGAAATGGTGCTAGAGGATTTGTAAAAAAATCGTTCGTAAGAAAAAAACTTACAGAAGTATACCCAGATGAATGGTTATATTTTGTATCTACCTTACAATCCAAATATGAATTTGATGGCGTAGGATTAAAGTTGATGGCAAGGGAAATTGGAATTAGTTATACAAAAATGCGTAGACTACTGGAATATACAGGAATACCCATTCGTAAAGGATATTCCGTAGTTACTGAACACTTGAGAAAGATTAGACGCGCAAACGCTATAGCATCGGGTGGTTGGAGAAACAAAAAAACAAAAAATAAAAATACCGAACGGGGTGTTCAGGGATATTTCTTTAATCAATCTAAACAAAAATATGTATGGCTTCGGTCAACCTATGAAGTTATTTTAGCAAAGTGGTTAGATAAGAATAAAATGAACTGGGCAGTAGAATCACAGCAATGGATGATAGGAACCGAATCATACAGACCAGACTTCTTCATTTACGAAAATAATGAACTTGTAAAGATAATAGAAGTTAAAGGATATTATAAAAATAGATTGTGGAAGTTTGATGAATTAAAAAAAGAACCATCTCTCCAAAATGTTGAGTTTTGCTTAATAGACAATATAACTCCGTTTTTGGATGGAAATACATACTTAGGAGAATTAAAATGGTGGAAACAAAACAGATTATTAAAGCTAGAATCGTAAAAAAGACAGTCCGGGAAAATGAAGATGTGTATGATTTGACTGTAAGAAAGAATCATAACTTTTTTGCAAACGGATTATTGGTGCATAATTGCGCCGAAATTTCGTTGCGTCCATTTCAATTCTGCAACCTCTGCGAAATCAATGCGTCGGATATTATTGACCAAGACGATTATAATGCACGGGCAAAGGCAGCCGCATTTATCGGAACGTTGCAGGCAAGTTACACCAATTTCCATTATCTCCGTGATATCTGGAAGCGCACTACTGAACGTGAAGCGTTGATTGGTGTTGGTATGACGGGCATTGCATCTGGGGCGGTGTTGAAATTGGATATGAAGGAAGCCGCAAATGTGGTGAAAGCAGAAAACGAACGAATTGCTGGCATGATTGGTATTAATAAGGCTGCTCGGACAACAACGGTGAAGCCAAGTGGTACTTCTTCATTGGTATTAGGTTCCTCTTCGGGTATTCATGCGTGGCATAATGAATATTACATTCGTCGTATTCGCGTGGGCAAGAATGAAAGCATTTACACATATCTGCTGATTAATCATCCAGAACTGTTGGAAGATGAATACTTCAAGCCAAACCAACAGGCTGTTATCTCGGTTCCACAGAAGGCTCCGGTGGGAGCGGTAACTCGCCAAGAAACCGCATTAGACTTACTTGCACGCGTGAGTAAGGTGTGGAAGGAATGGGTCAAGCCTGGTCATCGTAAGGGTGAAAATAAGAACAATGTATCTGTCACCGTAACGATTAAGCCAAATGAATGGGAAGAAGTTGGGGAATGGATGTGGGCAAATAAGGAAAATTTTACCGCGCTAAGCGTTTTACCCCATTCGGAGCATACCTACATTCAAGCGCCGTTCGAAGACATTGCACCAGAACATTACGAAGAATTAGTTGAGCATCTTCATAATATTGATTTAAGTCAGGTGGTGGAGTTAGATGATGCCACCGATTTATCGGGGGAAGTGGCCTGCGGCGGCGCCGGCGGGTGTGAGGTGGTATGAAGTTAAAAGATTTGGTCACCATTGTTATTCCTTGTAAAAACGAAGAAGGATATATCGGCAGCTTGTTGGGAGATTTATTTCGCTCAGTGGAAATTGGAGATGTAAGAATTATCATTGCTGATGCAAATTCCACAGACAACACCCGACATATCATCAAAGAATGGTCACGTGGATTGAACATTGAGACAATTCAAGGTGGGCAAGTTTCTGAAGGAAGAAACAATGGTGCCAAATTAGTTACTACTCCATATATTTTATTTCTTGATGCCGATGTCCGGTTCTTTTCGACAACTGCCATATATGATGCAGTACAATGCATCCATCAAGAAAATTTAGATTTAGTTACTTTGAGTCCGAAAAACTATGGAACTGAATGGAGAGCATCCATTATATTCCGTCTGTTCAGTGTGTTTAATAAAGTCATGACACAGTTCACCCCGTTTGCCATTGGTGCGTTTTTCTTAACTCGCCGCAGCGTGTTTGAGGTATTCGGGGGATTCCCCAATAAGTACGACACCTCGGAAGATTATATTTTAAGTAAACAGTATGATGCAAAGAAATTTAAAATTGTAAATCATTATTTTGGACAAGATGAACGCCGTTTTAAAAAATTAGGGTATCTTGGAATGTTATGGTACATGATTATAAATTTCTTTAACCGTCATAACTTACAGCATTTTGAAAAAGCTAAAGTTAACTACTGGGATTAATTATGCAACGATATAAGGCCATCATTGTATCCGATGTACATTTAGGAACAGACAATAGTAAAGCCGCAGAATTTTTAGAATTTTTAAACACGCATCACACTGACATTTTAATTATCAATGGGGATTTTGTTGATGGATGGGCATTGTCTCGTGGCGTTCGATGGAGAGGCAAGCACACAAAAGTCATTTCTAAAGTGTTAGATATCTCCAGAAAAATACCTGTGGTATGGATTCGTGGAAACCATGATGAATTTTTACATGAGTTCATGCACATGCATTTGGGTAAACTTCAAGTAGAAGAACATTACATCTTGGATTTAGGTGAAGGGAAACGATATTTCATTTTCCACGGTGATATCTTGGATGTGTTTGTTTCTAAATGGAAATGGATTGCAAAAATAGGTGGACAAGGATATGACATCGCATTAAAATTAAACACCCTATATAATAAA